AGAGGCCAGAGCCAGAATCCTTGGCTTTGGTCTTCAGGCTGCCGGCCATTGCGCTGTTCATCAGATAAACAGGGCTGCCGAGCAGAGCGTTAGCGCCGGACACGTCGCTTTCCAGTGCCACGACCTCAGAGAAGGTCGGGGTGTCAGCGGCGAAGTCTTCGGTCAGCACGCCGGTGGTGTCCTTAAGACCCAGGGGCTGATTAGAAGAACCGGAGCCATACAGGCCGACGCGGTCGATCTCCAGAGCCAGGACGCGAGCCAGGTCGTTGCGAACCATGTTCTCCACGTCAATGGAGGACTGGATCAGCAGCTGACGGCTGAAGTCGGTGACAGCGCCGCAGGTCTTGGGGCTGAGTGCGACTTGGTCGATGGTTTGCTGGGACTCGGTGGGAGAGCCAGACTCAGCAACCCAGTAAGCGGTAGCAGCACCGGACTGGCGGGGGATGTTGATCGGGCCAGAGAGGCCGGTCAGCACGGTTGCGCCAGCGCGATCCAGTGCGGACTGGTTACGCAGCAGGTCGATGAAGTTGGCAGCGTCCAGCTGAGTCTCAACCAAGTTGCCACCAGCGGTGGCGGTGCCGACGTTCAGGTCGCGGGTCAGCACATCCACGGGGATGGCGAAACCACGCTGACGGCCAGACTTGGCAGCAGCAGCCTGAGAGGCTTCGATTTCAAAAGCAGCAGCTTCGCGAAGGCCGCGATCTGCAGGGTTAGCCAGGTGACGAATGGCCTTCAGGAACGAGAAGCTACGAGCTTCTTGCTGGGAAAGACCGATTTCAGCGGCCGACATGGTGACGGGCTCCTCTTTAGTGTTCAGCTTGTCGAGCACGGCAGCGCGGGCCTCGTCGATAGAACGACCAGACTCGATCAGCTGACGGCCCAGATCTTCCATGCCGTGCTTAGCGGTCAGGGAAGAGATGTCAGCAATGCGGGAGCGCTCAGCCTCAGCGGCTTCGGCCCGCACCACTGCCAGATCAGGGGTGGTGTTTTCCATTGAAGGAATAGTGGGATCGGGTGTAGGTGCTGCCGAGGCAGCCTCTGTTTCGGGCTCCAAAGAGCGGCCGATTCCGACGCCAGGGTCAGCTGGCACGGCAACGACCGAAACCTCCGTCGGGGCCCAAGAGGTAGCGACAAAATCGCCGCTACCACGTTCTTCCATCTTGTCGATGGAATAGCCAAAGCTGACATTTCGAAGAATGCCGTCTTTGACATCGCTCAAGATCTCCTGAGCGAATTCATTGCGGCTGAACCGCACACGGGCATAGCCACGGCGTTTTTTGCCGTCGATATATGCCCGCTCAACAACCCCAATAACGCGATCAGGGTTGTGGTTGAACAACAGCGGTGCGCCGTCGTTCAGACGGCTCAGATCAGCCGCGCCGTTGTCATGGCTCAGAATTTCGTTTCCGAAATAGCGAGCCACCGGGTACTCGCTGCTAAATGGGAACTCATATGTCCGCTCTTCCACCTCATCAAAGGTGGTTAGCTCAGCTCGTTTGTATTGACCTTCAAGATCACGAGCGCTGACATCTTCAGGCTTTGCATCACAAGATGCGATTTCGCATTCTGGCGCTTCAGCTTCAGCAGCCTCTTGCACCTCTTGCAGTTCAGTTTCTTTTGCCGTGTCCACGCTTGAATCTCGCGTTGGACTAATTCTAGGCTCCGCCATTTGCATCCTCCTGGTCGGCGTTTTCGATGGGCGAAGGCGTATCACCAAAAGGATCAATTACGCCCGCCGGCTTGGCTTGGCTTGCGCCACCCTCAGTCACTTCGCTTGGGTCGGTGTCCGTAATGATGTTGTACTCGTCGAGCATCGCCAGCTCTTGCTGACGCATCACAAGCACGTCGTCTAGATCGCCACCCTGCTCAGCGATCACTTGGCCCAGAGTCTTAAAGCCGCAGCGCACTGCAGTTTTGTAAGCCTCAACCTCCTTCATGGGATCCACCCATTCCCAGCTGCGAGCCACCCAGCGGCTAGCGCGGTAGCGATCGGGGTTGCTGTCGTAGCCAGGCAAGCTCAGCGTTCCGCTCAGAACTGCCATCTCTAGCCAAGCGTCAAAGACGACCTGATGAAAGTTTTCGATCATGAAGCGCTGAAGCACGCGATAGGTGTCGCGCTCTTCCAGAAGGCTCAGGCGGCTGCTGCTGTAGTTGGCCTCGCTGAAATTCTTAGAGATCGACTCAAATGAGACACCTACGCCAGCTGCAACGGCGCGCAGCATGGAACGGGTAAAGGGCTCAAGCTGACCGTCAGGCGCGTTCAGGTCAGGCACCTGCACGGCTTGCCCTGGGTCTAGGTACTTAAAGACCCCAGGCTGGAAGTCGCTAACGCGCTCGCCTTCGTAGACCTCATCGCCTACCAGCTCACCCTCAGGCGACGTAATGAAGCCCATCAGTGCGCTGCTAGCGCGGGCTCGTACAACCTCCGCCTCTTCATAGCCCTGCAGCATGTGCAGCCGGGTAAGGGCAGAGGCAAACCACGTCACCCCACGGGTTTGGCTCGGACGTTCAGGGATGAAGAGATGGATGACCTCTGAAGCCGGCACGCGGATGCGGCGACCGTTGCTCGGGTGCCCGGCATAAACGTCACCAGGATGGTTGGCATAGAAGTGGTAAGCCTGCGGACGCAGGTAGCCATCCACCTCAATCCCCATCCGTACCGTGTTGCCTTCTGCAGCACGCGGCTGGTCATCGTCGATCAGATAGTCAGATTCCAGCACCTGCAGCGCAAACGGAACCTTGCTATCGCCAAAGGGCCGCCGAATGATGCGGATAAACACCTCACCCGACTCAGCCAAGCTGCGAACTAGCAGCCGCTCCATGTCGTGAAAGCTGAGCAGGCCGCTCACGTCACAACGGTTCTTGTGACTCCAGCGCATCCACTCTTCATGGATCTGCGCGTTGATCGACTCGTCTAAACGGCCGCCGCGCTGCATTCGCACCTGGCCCTGATGCTTAATGCCCTGGCCGATGACGTTGTTCTCAATCGCCCGCAATGCTTGCCGCGCATAGTCGTTATCGCGGCAGAGCTGACGGGCTCGATTGCGCAGCGCCTTAAAACTGCTCTTGATTTCAGAGTCAGCGCTAGTGCCAGTGGTGACCCAATCGCTAGTCAGACGGTTGAACCTTGCGCCGGCATAAGCGCGGCGACGCTGCTTGGGGCCCTCAGGACGGAACAGCTCGCGGATAGCAGAACGGACGCCCATCAGAACCTCACAAAGACGTTGAACGGATTGCCTAGCCCGTTAGCGATCATCTCGGCTTTGCGCTCTCGATTCCGCTCGGCTTTTAGCTTCGTTTCCAACGCTAAGAGATCGGGCAGATCGTACTTTTTCAGATTGCGATTGCCGATCGCGTATTCCTTAACGGCGCCACCGTCAAGGATCGTCCTGATTGCTGCCTGAACAGCGTCAAGGTCTTTCTCTACTTGGGTGCGACCGTCAAACGCTGCAGGCGTTCCGGTGTAGGTAAGAGCAGCTAAAACCTCAAGCCGTCCAGCACCGAGCGTGATCGTGCTGCCGGTCTTGGTCGCAACTGCGGTCCAATACCAATCGCCAGCATCAAACGCCGCAGAGTCAGTGGCTGAAATGCTGAACTGCCAATCTTGCGTGCCATAAGTCGTGCCAGCAACAGAGTGCCCCTCTGATGCCGTATTGGTGCGCAAGTAATAGGTCAGGGTGTAATCGCCACTGCCAACGGTATTGCCAAGATTGTCGGTGCCAGCAACATCACGCCATTGGATTGTGTCGCCGGCTCTGATCTTGCTTGGGATGTTCACGGCTACCAGTTACGAACGAAACTGCTCGCCGCAGCTGGCGGCTTCTTTTTGGATTTTAGCGGCGCCTTCTTTCCGCTCTCCAGTTCCTGCCTGAGTTGTTCCCACATGGTGCCGGGGTTCATCCGACGGCTAAACAACAGCAATGCGGCATATCCATAGACGGCACAATCGAGCGCTTCGTTTCGATCGCCTGCCTTTTTGACATACTCCCGAATCTGAAAGCCCTTGTGGTATCTCAGGGCCTGGCGTTCGCTGGTGAGCTGCCTGAAGTACTCATCATCTGCAGCCATGCCGAAATTCAGGCTTCCGGCCCCTTCGTTATGACGCAAGCGGCCAAACAGAGTCGTCTTGATCGTGTCCGTACCTAGCAGGTACAAGGTGACGCCCTTTTTGATGCTCTTTCCACGCCAGTTGATGTCAACTTTGCTGCCCTTGCCGACCGCAGCGCTATTGCGCCGGCTAGAGCCCTTGATCGCCACTACCCCTTGCGGCAAACGCTCGCGGACGTAGCGATAAACCTCGTGCGTGCAGTGGCCTCCGGAGTCAATCGCCATTTGCCGGATCGTCAGCTCTTTGCCGCTCGCCGTTGGCCACTTGGTCGCCAACACCTGATCCAGCTGGCCCCACACTTCGTTTTGCGTCGGGTCTCCCATCAGCTCCTGATGCCAAATCAAGAATCCGGTTTCGCCTTCACCCCAGCCCCACACGCTCACCGCCAAACGGTTGTCCTGAACGTCAACGCCGCTCGTCAACAACACCACGCCATCAGGGCAGGTGCCTGACTCATACGGCAACCGCTTAGACATCAACCCATCAGCGCTAACGGCCGCGGCGTAGTCTTCGGCGAAGGTCTCTGCAAGCCTGGTATTGACCCAGGACTTAAGGGCCGGTGCATCACCCTTAGCGCGCAGGAAGTCGTCAACCAACTGCTCCCAGCTGCACCATCCCAGCGGGCTATACAAGCCAGACAAGTGGAACCCAGCCGTCTTGCCGTCGCTCGGTGCAGTCGCTCGCCACTCACCCTCTGACAACATCCGCGGCTTGTGCAGTTCCTCAAAACGCTCGCCGCAGTGCTCGCACTGATAGACCGCCGTACTAGGCCGGTCTTTGTCCCACTTGATCTGCGGCCACTTCAGCCACTCCATCACCCCGCAAGCAGGACAGGGGACAAAGAAGCGCCGTTGATCTGAGCGCAAATATTCCGCCTCAATCCGGCTGAAGTCCTTCACCGTCGGGGTGCTAGTCAGCAGGATCTTGCGTCGTGCAAATGTCGTCGTGCGTCGTTCCGCCAGCGATACCGGGTCGCCCTCGCCATCCACATCAGCAGGGAACGCATCGACCTCATCACAGAAGAGATAACGACACGGCGCCGATCGCAAACCCGTTGCCGAATTAGCCCCGGTCAGCAGCATGATTCCGCCGCTGAACTCTTTAGCCATCATCGTGTTGCCAGAGTCCCGAGTCCGAGCAGGCGCAATCTTTTCCGACAGACACGGCGTATCGGTGATCATCGACTCAAGCCGCTGTTTGCTCAACCGCTTCGCCATGTCAACCGTTGGCTGAACGCAGAGCATCGGCCCTGGCGCATGGTCGATGACGTACCCTAAAAAATTGCTCCCCGCCTCGGTCTTACCTGTCTGGGCCGCGAACTGCATCACCACCCG